AAATACCTTTCCGACGTCAACCGCACGCCGTTCAATCGTTCGCGGGCATTCGAAGATACCGTCAAGGTCGGAATTGGCTGGATCGAGGACGGCGCGCAGGACGATGACGACGGCGAAATGCTGTATTCGCGCTACGAGTCGTGGCGCAACATGCTTTGGGACAGCGCCGCGACTGAGTTGGACCTGTCGGACGCCCGCTATGTGTTCCGTTCCAAGTGGACCGACGTCGATATCGCGCTGACCTACTTCAAGGGCCGCGACGATCTAATCAAGGAATCGGTCACGCATGGCGCAAAGTACGGCATTGGCAGCGATTCCGACGGCGACGACGCGATGGATTCCGCCGAGTATGAGCGTCAGGAGCACAGCTACGCACGCGCGCTCACCACTAACACGCGGGACCGCGTCCGCCTGATCGAATGCTGGTACCGCACGCCCGAGCAGGTAAAGCGCATCAAGGGCGGACCGCGCCACGGCGAAGTATTCGACGAGAACGACCCGCACCACCAGGCAGCTATCACCGTCGGCAACGGCGTGCTGATCGACCGCATCATGATGCGCGTACGCTGCGCGATCTTCACGACGAGCGGCATGCTTTGGGAAGGCCCGACACCTTACCGCCATAACCGCTTTCCGTTCACGCCCATTTGGGGCTATCGCCGTGGCCGCGACGGCCTGCCGTACGGCGTGATTCGCTGGATGCGCGACATTCAGGACGATATCAACAAGCGGGCATCGAAGGCGCAATACATTCTCGCGACCAATAAAACGGTCATGGACGAAGGCGCTGTCGAAGATATCGAGAAGTTCCGGGAGGAAGTGTCCCGCCCCGACGCGGTCATTCAGAAGAAGCCGGGCAAGATGCTCGAGATCAACGTGGACCGCGATCTAGCGCCGGCACACCTGGATCTCATGAGCCGCAACATTCAGATGATCCAGCAGATTGGCGGGGTCACTGATGAACTCATGGGCAAGTCGACAAGCGCCGTGTCGGGCGTTGCGATCCAGCGCCGGCAGGACCAAGGCAGCGTCGCGACGAACAAGTTCTTCGACAATTTACGCCTCGCGGTGCAGATCCAGGGCGAGACGCAGCTATCGTTGATCGAACAGTGGTTCACCGACGAAAAAGACTTCCGCATCACGAACAAGCGCGGCGTTGCGTCATACATGACGGTCAACGATGGACTGCCCGAGAACGACATTACGCGCACGAAGGCCGACTTCATCGTAGACGAGGCGACGTGGAATGCGTCGATGCGTCAGGCGCAGGCCGAGCAGCTTGGCGAGTTGATGGTCAAGATGCCGCCGCAAGTCGCACTGGTCATGCTCGACCTGTTCGTCGAACTGATGGACATTCCGAACCGCGAGGCGATCGTGGCGCGCATTCGCCAGGTCAACGGCATGAGCGATCCGGATGCAACCGAGCCGAGCCCGGAACAGCAGGCCGCGCAACAGGCGCAGGCCGAAGCGCAGCAGATGCAGCGCAATATGGCGCAGGCAGAATTGGACGAAAAGCAGGCCAAGGCCGACAAACTCAAGGCCGAAGCCGATCAAGTTCGCCGGCTGACCGTGCAGGAGAACGTTCAATCGACGTTGCTCGCCACGCAGGCCGCGCAAATCGCAATCGTCGCGCCGGCTACGGCAAGCGTGGCAGACGCGATCCTTCACGAATCTGGCTGGAATGGCCCCGGCGGTGGCCTTCCTTTGCTCGAGCAGCCGCCGACGCAGCAACCGCAGCAGCAACCCCAGCCAGGTAATGGCGGACAGCCTATGGTGCCGAATGGTGCGGCACTAAATGGAATGCCGCCGCCTCAAATGCAACCCATGCAAGGACAACCACAATGAATCTGAACGACGGACTGACTGAAGAAGAACGCGCCGCGCTGGCGCTCGACGACAACGGAGACGAGGTCAATGGCGAAGGTGCTGGTAGTGGTGCTGGGGACGGGAGCGGCGCGGGCGGCGATGCTGGCGCAGGCGCTTCCGGAGACGGAGCCGGCGATGCTGCTGGAGCCGGTGCTGACGCGGCTGGATCGGATGCCGCCGGTAGTGCGGGCGATGCTGGCAGCGGCGCCGGAAGTGGAGCGGGCGCAGCCGACGGAGCCGGTGCAGCAGGAGACGGTAATGGTGCTGGCGATGGCGCAGGAGCGGGCGAAGGTGCAGGCGAGGGCGCAGATGCAGAAGGCCAACCGCGTCCCGTTCTCGTCGCCGAAGCGCCGGCTGATGCCGAGGCGCGGCTAAAGCAGATCGCCGACAAGCGCGCCGAGCTGCGCAAGCAGTACGACGACGGCGATATCACGTTCGAAGAGTACGACGGCGCCAAGGATTCGCTCAATGCCGAAGAACGCAAGATCGAGCGCGCCGTGGACAAGGCAACGCTCGCTGCGGAGTTGACGCAGCAGCAGGCGAAGAACGAATGGGAGACGACCGTTTCCGGCTTTCTGGCCGCGAACGATTCGTACAAGAAGAACCCTGTTCTCTATCGTGCGCTCGACAGCGAGGTAAAGCGCGTCGCCAGCGAAGAGTCCGCCAAGAATTTGAGCTTCCGTCAGATTCTGGAGAAGGCGCATGAGGCAGTATCGAGCGCATTCGGCGTACCTGCGGCAAAGCCGGCTGACCAGAAGGCCGCCGATGCAGCGAACAAAGGCCGCAAGCAACCGGAGTTGCCGCCCACGCTGCGCAAGGTGCCGGCCGCCGAGTCCGCCGACACAAGCGGCAACAAGTACGCCGCGCTCGATCGGCTGTTGGAAACCGATCCGATCGCGTACGAGAACGCGCTGGCGAAGATGACCAAGGCCGAGCGCGACGCCTACTGCGCGCAATAAGTGAATAACCAAGGGACCGACTGTGCTGAAAATTGACCTGAAGCCGAACGAGAGCGTCACGATCGGAGACGATATCGTCGTGACGCTCGAGGAAAAATCCGGCCAAATCGCGCGCCTATCGTTTCAGGCGCCGAAGTCGGTCCCCATCAAGCGCGTGCAGCCGGCGACGCCCGCCAATGTCGCGGCATCGTATGGACTTGGCGTAAAGCCGTAAGAAGTTGCGTAAAGCTGGAAACATTTTGCGTGTGATGGTTGCAATTTAGCACCGACACAGCGAAAATCCGACCAACGTAGCGCAGGAGTGCGACGTGAATTCGACAATCCATTCATGGAGCACTCCGTATGTCTCAAACAGTCGTCGCCTTTGGCGACGTAAAAGCCCAAAAGAAGTGGTCCGCTAACCTGGCGGTCGACGTCGTCAAGAAGTCGTACTTCGAAGGCAAGTTCATCGGCACCGATGACAACGCGATCATCCAGCGCAAGACCGATCTCGAAAGCGATTCGGGCGACCGCATCTCGTTCGACCTGTGCGTGCAGATGCGCGGCGAGCCGACCTACGGCGACAAGCGCCTGGAAGGCAAGGAAGAACAGTTGAAGTTCTTCACGGACGAGGTTGCAATCGACCAGGTCCGTAAGTCCGCATCGGCCGGCGGCCGCATGACCCGCAAGCGCACGTCGCACGATCTCCGTGCCGTGGCGCGCGACCGCCTTGGCGACTACTTCAGCCGCCTGTTCGACGAACTGGTATTCATGTACCTGTCGGGCGCACGCGGCGTGAATGCCGACTTCATCGAAGGCCCGGCCTACACCGGCTTCGCCAACAACCCGTTCAACGCTCCGGACGTCGACCACTTGCTGTACGGCGGCGCAGCTACGAGCAAGGCATCGCTCGCAGCGACCGACACCATGAGCCGCATCGTTATCGAGCGCGCGAACGTGAAGGCTTCGATGATGCAGGCCATGAATCCGGACACGGCAAACATGGTTCCGGCATCGGTCGACGGTGGCAACGATTCGTACGTGTGTCTCATGTCGGTGTTCCAGGAGCACTCGATGCGTACGGCTGACGCGGCTGGCTGGCTGGAAATCCAGAAGGCCGCGGCGGCTGCTGAAGGTCGCAACAACCCGATCTTCAAGGGCGGCTTGGGCATGGTCGGCAACACGATCCTGCACTCGCATCGCAACGTGATCCGCTTCAGCGACTACGGCGCAGGCGCAAACCTGCCCGCAGCACGCGCGCTGTACATGGGCCGTCAGGCTGCTGTCGTCGCATACGGTTCGAAGGGCGGTCTGCGCTACGACTGGCAGGAAGAAACGAAGGACTACGGCAATGAGCCGACGGTTGCTTCGGGCTTCATCGGCGGCATCAAAAAGACGCAGTTCAACGGCAAGGACTTCGGCGTTATCGCGATCGACACGTACGCGAAGGACCCGAACTCGTAAGCGTCGAGCGGTAGAGGGGCCGGTTAGCGCTGGTCCTTCCTTCTGAACACCCCTGAATTGAGAGGAACACATGCCTGCATTTCTTCAAACGCGCGTAGCGCAGGGCTCTCGCCCGGT